CCCGGCATAGCCGGGCGCGCCTGTTGTTTTGTCTCTATGCGGCGGAGTCCTGCTCCAGCTCCTCCAGCGCCTCCCACTCGGAGTCGGCGGAGAACCGGAAGCGGCCCATCTGGTCGTAAACCTCCACATGCCCGCGTACATAGCGAATCTCGTAATTCATTGGTCAGCGCTCCTTTCTGTCTCGTTGTGAGTACAGTATAAGAAATACGCCGTCCAATAAACAGGACTATTCCTCCAGGGCCCGCAAGAACCGCTCCCACTCCTCCGGGTGCTCCACAAAGGCTTTGGGGCAGAGCTTCCCCGTCACATCATAGTGGCGGATCACCTGGCTGGTGTCGAGGCCGTACTCCTCCATGAGCCAGCGGGTGAGACGCACCAGGGACTCATAGGTGGCAGAGGTGAATTCCCCGCTGTCGTCCGGGTGGCAGCACTCGATGGAGATCGTGTCGTCATTGCGCTGGTTGGAGCAGTAGGCCACCTCGTTGAGCGGGACGTTCTGGAGCACCTCTCCGTCCAGCCCCACCAGGAAGTGGCTGGAGGCGTAGGTCTCCCCCGTCTGGGCCAGGTTGGTGAAAAAGCTGTGGTTCTGCGCCGCCGTGGTACCCGGGTTGCCCACGTAGTGGATGACGATGCCGTTGACCTCCTCCAGAGGCGTGCCAGGCCGGGAGAACTCGTTGAGGGGGAGCAGCTCCACCGTGATCCAGTCCGGCGTCTCCGGCAGGGGGCGCTCCCTGGGGGCGAAGGGGTCGATCCACTTGATGACCAGCAGCACCGCCACCAGGGCCAGCAGACACGGAATCAGCCGGGGCCGGTGCCTCACCCGCCGCCGGCGGCGTACCGGAGTCTCTACGGGCATGCTTCCCCCTCCTTTCCACAAATTTATCTCTATTATAGCAGGGTTTTGCCCCGCCGTCTTTTACGGTTTTCTTACGTTTTGCCTCCGCCCCCGCGGGATCTGCCCGGTCGGCCGGACAAAAAGCCCCCCGGCCGAAGCCGAGGCCCCATAAGGAAGTAATATCGTCTTAGTGAAACGGCATAGTCTCTCGGGGCTATGCCGTTTTGCTGTCCATCGTGCCCGGTATCGTTATCTCGCCCACCAGATTATAGACTATCTGGACGGGCTGAAACCGCTTGCCGTTGACCTTGCTGGGGGCGTGGACTATCACCATCTTGATAAACTCGTTGACGATGGTGGGCGTCAGCTCCCGGACCTCCGTGTACTTCCGCACCAGCTCCACGAAGTGGGACACGTTTACGGCCTCCTCCTGGCCCTTTTCCAGCTCCCGCCGTAGTTCCGCCACCCTGGCCTCTAACTCCCTTTGCTCGGCCTCGTAGGACCCGGAGAGGCGGTTATAACGCTCCTCTGTCAGCTTGCCCGTGACGTGGTCCTCGTACACCCGTTGAAACAGGCTGTCAAGCTCCGTGACCCGCTTCTCCGCCTTGGTCAGCTCCGCCTTCTTCCGGGCCAGCTCCCGCCGCTGTTCCTGGGCGTCCTTGTCCATCACCAGCCGGATAAATCCATCCTCGTCCGCCTGGACATAGGCTATCGTGGCTTGCAGATGGGCCAGCACCAGGGCCGTCAGCACCTTCTCCCGGATATAGTGGATGGTACAGCTCCCCGTGTTGCTCTTGTAGTTGGAGCATACATAGTGGTCCTGGTCCTCCGTGGAACCCTTGTGTGTGGCGAAATACAGCTTGCTCATGCAGTCGGCGCAGTAGGCCAGCCCGGAGAACAGCCCCCGCTTGCCCGCCTTGGTGGGGCGGCGCTTGTGCTTCCGCAGCTCTTGCACCCGCTCCCAGGTCTCACGGTCTATGATGGCCGGGTGGGTGTCGGGAAACACCTTCCATTCCTCCGGGGGGAGATACAGCATCTTTTTGGACTTGTACGACTTCTTGCGGGTCTTGAAGTTCACCGTACAGCCCAGGTACTCCATGCGCTCCAGGATTTTTACCACTGCCCGGTGGTCCCAGCCGCAGGGGTCCGCTGTCGACTTATGGGTGACGGACAGGCCCTTTTCCAGCTTGTACGCCGTGGGCGTCAGCACCCCCGCCGCTTTCAGCCGCTTGGAGATCTGCATAGGCCCCAGGCCAGCCATGCAAAGGCTGAATATCTCCCGCACCACCTGGGCCGCTTCCTCGTCCACTTCCCATTTGTACTTGTCTCCTTTGTAGCCATAGGGGACCTGAGTACAAAGCCGCTGGCCGCTGTTGCCCTTGCTGTTGAACACCGCCCGTATTTTCTTGGAGGTGTCACGGGGATAGAACTCGTTGAACAGTTCCCGCACCGCCGTCATATCGTCCAGACCCTTGGCGCTGTCGATGTTGTCCGTAACGGCGATATACCGCACCCCGTAATCCTCTGTGAACCGCTCCATGAGAGCGCCCACCAAAAGGCGGTTGCGGCCCAGCCGGGAATGGTCCTTGACGATGATGGCCGTCACCCGTCCCCGCTCCACAAGGTCCATCATTTCACGGAAGCCGGGGCGGTCAAAGTTCGTCCCGGTGTAGCCGTCATCTCCTAATGTCAAGAGAAAGCCAAAAAAATTATAAGATTTTTTGCCGGATTTTACGCTAATTCAGCAATTAAAGCCCTCGAAGAGTCAAGTCTGTGACGGAAAACACGCCTACACCCGAAGTATTCAAGTCTGCGATCCATGAGGCAGTCTGCATGACATCTCGTCCCAGGCGTGTCAAATCTTTTGTCAAAAGAGCGTCGGCCCGTCCTTGCCGGACAGCTTCCAGAAAATCATTCAGCCCAGGCCGGTCAAAGGTCAGGCCGCTGGCCTCGTCCTGGGATTCTCCCACAACATTGAGCTGATGCTTTTCTGCAAAGCTGCGAAGATAGTTCATCTGATTTTCCAAAGCCCATGTATCAGGTGAGGCAACGCGCCCATAGAGCCAATATCGTTTCTTATCCCTGTTCACGCTCCGCAGCCTCCTTTTTTGTGGTATCGGCAAGTAGCCGTTGATATTCGTCCCCGCATTTCCAAACGATCTCGATAGAAGTAGAACTGTAAATGTAGATGTTTTGGATCAGCAAATCCACCAGCTCCCGTGTCAATGTCCTGACATTGGTATAGGGAATGATGTTGTAGGTGGAGAGTTCTTCTTCCTTTGCCCGCCGTTTGGCATCCCCCAGCTCTTTGATTTTGGTTTCAAGCCGCTGGATATGTTTTTCGCACTGTCCTCGCTTATGCTGGTAGTCCTCCGCGCTGACTTTGCCGGACACCATATCCTCAAAAGCCGCCATCTTTTCCTGCTGGCGCATTTGGATTGAGTTCTGGTGTGCTTTGATCTGCCGGTCAAGGCGTTGGTTGTAACGGGTATCTTTTGCGGACTGGCGCTGCTTCGCCTGAACCGCCCCTCGGACAAGCTGGGCCATCATGCGGATAGCTGCCAAAACCGTCTGTTCCAACTCCTTTTCATCTATCCTGTCCTGTGGGCAGCCTATATCCGGCTTATACCTGTCGGTCCGGCACACATAGCAGGGGTGGGCAGATTGCAGCCGCTCCATCGCAAGCCCACAGTGGCCGCACCGGATCTTCCGATAGAAAACCCGTGTGCTTTCCCCGGCAGAGCCGGGATGGGAGTTGCGGTTCAGGCTCTTGGCCGTATTGAAAATCTCCTGCGTTATGATTGCCGGGAACGCTCCATCCACAACCGTCCACTGATCTTCTGTGACAGCCTTGACCCGGCTGGAGCCTACCTTTTTCCGGGTGGTCTTGCCATAGATCGCTTTGCCGGTGTACCGCTCATCATCCAGTATCTTGCGAACCATAGCAGAAGTCCAGTAGTTTTTGCTCTGGTCTACACAGTTCCACCTCCGGTTTACTTTTTGGAGCCGTTTTCTTTGCAGCGGGGTCAGTACCCCTTCTGTATTAAACTTTCTGGCAATTTCCGTAGTAGACAGGCCGCTGGTAAAGAGGTCAAACACACGCCGGACCACGGCGGCGGCATCCTCGTCCACCAAAAGAGTGTGCTTATTCCCAGGCGCTTTCTGATAGCCAAAGAACGCATAGGGGGCAACACAGTAGCCTTTTTCGGCAAGCTGCTTTTTGGTCGATCTCACTTTTTCCGACAAGTCCTTGCTGTAAAGGTCGTAGATCACATTTCGGAAGGACACATCAATCAAGCCCGCAGAACCGTACTTGTGATCCTTGCTGTCGTAGGAATCATTGATGGCGATAAATCGCACATCCAGGAAAGGGAAAATCTGTTCCAGATAGTCCCCAACCACGATATAGTCGCGCCCAAACCGGGACATATCCTTGACGATAATGCAGTTGATTTTCCTTTGACGCACCTGTTCCAAAAGCCGCCGGACGGCGGGCCGTTCCATGTTCGTCCCAGAATAACCGTCATCACAAAATTCGAGAATCTGCGCCCCGGCAAATTCAGGCCGCAACTCAATGAAACGGCGGATGTAGGCCCGCTGATTGACAACGCTGTTACTTTCACTTTTTTCATCGGACAGGTCGCCGTCCTCGGCGGAGAGCCGGATGTAAATGGCGATCACATAGTTCAACATCTGCTGTAAGACCTCCGGCATCGTGCTACACCTCCTCCTGAAACAACTTCTTCATCTCGTCCTGATAGTTCAACACGATATGTACCTGCTTGTCCTCATTCACATAGATCTTCTCCACCAGCGCCAGCAGCATCTCACGGGTCGGCTCTTTTTCATCCCGGAACTTGGCAAAAGCGGAAAACCATTTATTTTGTTTGGGGCTTGCCTCCGGCAAGGCGTCCTTTTCAGCCTGCAAATCCCGAAGGCGTCCCTCAAGCTGGCGGGCTTCATCCTCATACCGGCTTTTCCCGAACAGATAATCCGCCTGCGTTACAATACCGTCCACATAGCTTTCAAAGAGCGTCTGACGGAGTGTGGCCAGCTTCTTCAATCGTTCCTGCACCGATACGATCTCATTGTCAAGAGCCGTCCTGCGGCTTCTGGCCGCCGAGGACCGGCTGACCCTTTGGATGACCGCCTCCGCATCCGTGAGCATCGCCATCTGCAATCGAAGGACTTCATACACGGCCGCTTTCAAATCGCTTTCCCGCAGGCCGCCCGCATTGGGGCATCCGGCATCCAGAAGCATAGCGTGGCGGGGGCAGATAAAGTGGTACGCCACTGTTCTGCCTTTGTTGTAAACGCTCTTATAGCGTGTCATATTGTGCTGGCAGCACGCGCATACCACAAGCCCCTCAAAAATGTTTTCGCTGTCAAAATGGGCGTATTTCCCCAGACGGCTGTGGTATTCCTCGTGCTTGGCTTTCAAAATGGCTTGAACCGCGTCAAACAGCTCCTGCTCAATGATCGCCTCATGGGTGTTGGGCACAATGATCCACTCTGATGAGGGCATGGTTTTCTGCTTCTGCCCAGCGTGCAGCTTTGTGATTTTTTTGCCCTGAGCCATGTGCCCCAGATACACCGGATTCTCCAAAATATGCTTCACTGTCTGCGTTTGCCACGGAGCATTTTCGGAAAACCTTTTGGCGAATATGATGCCCTGTAAATAACGGTGATAGTTTGGATTGGGGATCTGCTCGGCGGTCAGCGTTCTTGCAATCGCGGCGTTACTCATTCCATCCTTTTTCATCCGAAAAATGCGCCGTACCACCTTCGCCGCGTCTGGATCAACGGCCAGCTTATGCCGGTCCTCCGGGGATTTCACATAGCCATAGGCGGCAAAATTGCCGATAAACTCGCCGCTGCGTTTCTTGGTGTCCAGCGCGGAATACACCTTTTGAGAAATGTCCTTGGCGTAAATGTCGTTCATCAGGTTTTTCAGCGCGATGGTCATGGCCTCTCCGCTGTCCGCCCGGATACTGTCGTAGTTGTCGTTGACGGAGATAAACCGCACTCCCATGAAGGGCAGTACCTTTTCCAGAAAGTTTCCGGTTTCCAGGAAGTCGCGCCCAAACCGGGACAGGTCTTTCACGATGATGCAGTCCACCCGGCCTGCTTTCACATCCTCCATCATCCGCTGGAATCCAGGGCGCTCAAAATTTGTCCCGGTTTCTCCGTTGTCACGATAGCAGTCGTACAGCTCCAAATCAGGGTGCTTGGCGATATATCCGCACAGATAGTCGATCTGCGTTTGCAGGCTCTCGCTGTCCTTGCGGTCACGGGTGTCCATGATGGAGAGGCGCACATAAAGGGCTGTGCGGAAAATCCGCAGAACGGCGGCCTTGGGCAGCTCATCAACCGGAACACCCTGTGCGGCTGCTATCTGTTTTCTTCTGCTCACACGCGCCATTTACACCGCCTCCTTTACCGTGGAGGCTGCCTGCGTCGCCTGACGCTCCATATACTGTTCGATATAGGCTGCCGCCGCCCTGTACTCATTCTGGTACTTAAAAATGATCTCAATTCGGTTCCCTTCATAGACATAGATGCGGTCGATGATTTTCACCAGGATTTTGCGCTCCATCACATCCACATGACGGAAGGACTTGAAATGGGCGATCCATTCCCCCTGCGGGGAACCCGCCCGCACAATGGCGTCCAATTCCTCCTGCCGCTTGCTGATGGCCGCCGCAATCGCCTCACACTTTTCCGTGTAAATCCGCTGATACTGCTTGAACTCATCTTCATTCAGCAGATGGTCCACGAACTTCTCATAAGCGGACATTTTGAACCGCATGGTCTGTTCATAATCGGCTTTCAGCTTTTCAAGCTGCCGGTCGATCTTTCTGGCCTCCATGTCCTCTGCGGGGAGGGCGGCGATGAATTGCAGGGTTTTCTCAATATTAAGCACCGTTTCCATGTGAGCGTGGATACAGTCACGAACCGCATCCATCAGCAGGGCCTCACTGATATTATGGGTGGTGCAGGCGGTTTTGTCCGCCCGGTTGGTGGAACAGGAGTAGTAAAAATATTTTTTCCCGCCTGCCGGAACGGTCTTGCGGATCATGTTCTGCTTGCAGTCGGCGCAGAACAAAAGTCCCGAAAAGGGATAGACCGTCTTTTTCTGTACGGCGATTCTGGTATCCCGGCGCAGCAGTCCGCTCACGGTACGAAAATCCACCTCGCTGATGATCGGCTCATGGGCGCCGGGGACCCTGATCCACTCGTCCTCCGGTTTCTCCATCAGCTTCTTGATTTTATAATTTGGCCGCCCGGTCTTTCCCTGAACCATCACACCGATATAGAGGGGGTTCTTCAGGATGCGCCCAACCGCTACCGCCGACCACTTGGCCTGCGGGTTGCTCTTGAAGCCGGAGATATATTTCATCCCCAGGGAACGCTTGTATTCTGAGGGAGAGAGGACCCCATCGGCGTTCAGCCGGTCAGCGATCCCCTGCTGGCTCATTCCTTCCAGCTTCCAGCGGAAAATATCCCGCACCACCTCGGCGGCGTAATCGTCCACCACAAGCTGATTTTTGTCGTCCGGTGATTTCAGATAGCCGTAGGCGGCAAACGCCCCTACAAACTGACCCTTTCGTTTCTTGACCTCCAAATGGCTGCGGATTTTCACCGAAATATCCCGGCTGTAAGAATCGTTCATCAGGTTTTTGATAGGCAGCAGGATGGTGCTGGCCTGCCCCTGTGCGTTGGCGGTATCGTAGCCGTCGTTAATGGCGATGAACCGTACCCCGTGGTCTGCAAACTCCTGTAAGACCTTTCCGGTTTCAATATAGTTGCGCCCCAAACGGGACAGGTCTTTTACCACGACGCAGTTGACTGCGCCGGAACGCACATCCTGTAAGACTTCCTGAATCCCAGGACGAAAAAAATCAACGCCACTAAACCCGTCATCCTTCCTCTCGGCATGGATGCGGATTTCTGGCATTGATTTCAAAAATTCCGTGATAAATTCCCGCTGATTCTTGATGCTGTTGCTTTCCGGCTTATCTCCATCATCATCAGACAGCCGGAGATAGATGTCGGCGTTATAAACAGCCTGCGCGGTCAAATTTTTCATAACAATGCCTCCAATCGTTTTGTTTGTCAGTCCCAACAACGATTGGAGTGCGAGTTTTGTCCGATTTCTATTATACAGCAGGGCACAGTCAGTGTCCAGGTGTTTTTTTCGGTTCCATTCGTGTCAGGGATTTACAGGGTACGGAGATAGCTTTCAAATTGTTCCTCCATTGTGGTTTCCTTGGCCGCCTCGGAAAAGCCGATTTTCACGACGATCTTTCCGTGGCGGAAGCAGTAGGGGTTGCGGATCTGGCGGATGAAGTCCAGCACCCGTTCCTCTCTTGGAAGTTCTGTGTGGATGGATATATCCCGAATATCGACAAGCTGTTCTGGATCGACCGTCTTAATATCAACGGCGGAGAGCGTATCAAGCTCTGCAAGCGTGAGTGATTTCAAACAGGTTCCTCCTTTCTGCCTCTACCAATCTATTCAGAAGGGCGCCTGTCCTATGCCAGAGAACGCAGACCCACGCTGATTGCCAGGGCTGTGTCGATCTCCTTCATTTTTTTCTTGCTGATCTGCCCGATATATCCCCGCAGTCTCCGGCGGTCAACCGTCCGTATCTGCTCCAACAGCAGCAGGGAGGTAGGGGCAAGGCCCGGCACATCCTCCAACAAAACATGGGTAGGAAGGTGGGTCTTATCCCTTCGGCTGGTGATGGCCGCCGCCACCACGGTAGGGCTGAAATAGTTTCCCACATCATTTTGGAGAATGAGGATAGGGCGCGTTCCGCCCTGTTCTGAGCCAATCACCGGGTCCAGGTCGGCATAGAACAAAGCGCCGCGCCGGATCGCCTTTCGCCGCATAAGAATGACCTCCTGAATATAAGTAAGCCGGAAACAGGGCAGGCCCCGAAAGGCCCGCCCCGCGTCCGGCGAAATTTTCCAATCTGTTTTCTTTCATTGTGCTATTTGTCCTCGACACCCCGCACATGGGAAGTCATCAGCGGCCAGCAGCGAACCAGCCCACGGGAATCTCACCCCTCCGAGGATCTCTCCGAGCTGCCCCCATTGCGTGATCCTGCGGTCAGGCAGGGCTGTGGCTGGACAGGAGTACCATTGTACCCTTTGCCGGTCATGGCCGCGCCGGGAGCTGCCCGGTTTTTACAGACCGCCGTTTCTCGCTCATACAGGCAGGATGACAGCAAGACCAATGAAAGAAAGTAGGTGGGATCTGCTCATCCGTGCCGTACCTCATGGCGCGGCTTCTGAATCGGCTTTTGCTCATCGCACTGGCAAAGGGGAAGTTACCGATGAATGAGTATGCGGTTGTCAAGGAACAGGCGAAAGGGGAAGTTCAGAAAGAACACCTTTCACCCATCGTCCTGAAACCGTGGGGGGTGTCAACCCTGCTCTACAAAAAATTTTTTTAATTTTCCGATGGCAAGGTTCAGGGACTTGACAACTGCCTGATGGCTTGTCCTCTCCAGCCTGCCGATCTGCCGGGTGGACAGGCCACGGAACACATGAAGCCGAAAACGCCGTTTCTGGACTTCTGTAAGTACGCCCGCAGCAAACAGTCGCTCCAGTGCAATCCGGGCATAGCGGCGGTTTTGTACTTCTGCCGCCAGTTCCTCCAATTCTTCTTCCAATGGCCGGGTAGAGCAGCAGTCCATTTCCTCTAAACCGTGGATGGACACATCCTTGCGGGTCTGGGCGCTTTCAGCCCGATCCTGCTCATAGTAGATCTCATCAGACAGGGCTTTCAGTTTTGTAAAGTCCTGCGCTGTTTTATCCGGGTTCTCCTTCAGGTAGTCCTCCAGAGAAACCTCAACAATTTCATCATGGAAGCGATAAACAATGTTTGGGCTGTATTTGTTTATCGCATAATCACTTTTGCGATAATCCCGCAATTTTTGTACCTCCGATCTGTTTTTTTGCGAAAACAGACCGGAGGTGGCGGCGCCCTGCTCCTGTAACCAGGCCACCTATGAAACAAGCGGCTGACTTTGTAATCTGGTACAAAATCAGCCGCTCGAAGGATAAGTACATTGAGAAGCCCAATGGCGTATGGAGCATCCGCAGGCGGAGGCTTGTCCCCGGATGGGGCAAACTCTCTCCCGCAAAAGCGCCGGTGAACGCCGATTGAAAATTGTCCATTAAAAGCCGTGTGTCGTTTAAGAAGGACAAAAAGCAGCTTCTCAATGCTGTGGATTTTCTCATCCATAGCACGCTACTCCTTGCCCGCTTATGCGGACGGCACACAGGCGGCTGGCGTCATCCCCTATTGCAAAATATAATTATGGGCTGAGGCATAGAAGCTCAAAGTCGCCGCCCTTGTTGATATATGTTGTTATAGGGTTAAACTGGGAGAGATCGTATAAACGTCAAACAAAGGACACAGGAGCGAAGGATTTCCCTCCGCTCCTGTGTCCTTTGTTTGACGTTTACGTACATCCTGTTATCCTTTTCCCATCTCATGATTTCTACGCATCTTTCAGCTTATGGAAAGATGCTTCACTGATACCATGTTCCATCCGGCATGCTTCCTTTTCTGCCGTTTGAGGATCAACACCCGCTGCAAGCAATTTTTCTGTGAAGAAGCAGTGACGCTCATATACTGCTGTAGCAACCTGTTCTCCTTGGGAAGTCAAGGCGAGTATACCGCTTGAATCTTTGCATAAATATTTTGCCTTTATCAATTCTTTTACAGCCCTACTTACAGAAGGCTTCGTCACTTGCAAGTATGCTGCAACATCTACACAGCGAGCATAACCACTTTGTTTCCGAAGTACCAGTACAGCCTCTAAATAGTCTTCCATAGAAGAAGATAAAGTCATATGATACGCCTCCCCGTGTTGTTAGGAAATATATGCTTATTTAATGGCGATTTACAGATTTTTCAATCCTATATAAATGTGAATAGAATTGTCACAAGATAGTCTGAATGTCCGTAACTGTTTGTGCTGAGATTACACTGTTCAGGTTCCTATGCCTACTCTATGTGGCGTTCCATCGGCTTACCTTTTCACTCATTCCCCACAGTTTACTGTAAAGACCCTTCTTCTGTAAAAGAGAAGAAGGGTCACCTTCTTCGAGCAACTGTCCTTCATCGAGAACCAGCACTTTATCCACTGTACGAATAGCAGAAAGATTGTGTGCAATAACCACTACCGTTTTGTTTTTTACCAGTTGGTTAATAGCCTGCTGAATCAGATGTTCGTTCTCTGGATCCACGCTTGAAGTGGCTTCATCCAATAGGATAATCGGGGCATCCTTTAGAATCGCACGAGCAATCGAGATCCGCTGTTTCTGACCGCCAGAAAGCGTATGGCCTCCTTCTCCGACCATGGTGTCAAAGCCCTTTTCCGTTTTCATAATGAAATCATAACAATGCGCCTTCCGAGCTGCTTCGATTACATCCTCCATACTGGCTTCCGGCTTCCCAAACCGTATGTTGTTAGCAATGGTATCTTCAAAAAGATACACGTTCTGAAATACCATACTGATGTAGGAAAACACCTGACTGCGCGGCATATCCCGTATATCTACATTTCCAATTCGAACGCTTCCCCTCCCGCAGTCATAAAATCGTGGGATAAGTTTCATGACTGTGCTTTTTCCACTGCCAGACCTGCCCACGAGCGCCGCAGTTGAGTGCTCTGGTATATGAAAAGAGAGATTTTTTAATACCTCTCCTTTTCCATAGCTGAAAGATACTCCCTCAAAGGAAATATCAAACCGTTCAGGAGGAGGAACTTCCTTCTGCAGTTCCTCCTGCGGAAGATTCACAATCCGTTCCAGCCGATCTAAAGAAGCCTCCATAATACGCAGCATGGGAATTTTAGATACACTCTGTTCAAAACCCGAAAACATCGTCATAGAGGCGACAAGCAGCATAAAATAGGATGAGATTTCCAACTTTCCGAAAAGGGCGGCGAATGAAACAACTAGAACCATAGCACAGCCGGCCAAATGTACGAGAACTTGGAAGGCGGATACACCTCTTACAAATCCTCTCTCGACACAGTAGGAATGCTCATTGCTGTTGTGAAAGGCATCCTTAATCCGTCCGGCACGCCTTCCTTTCATCCCATAGGCTTTCGCTGTCATAATCCCTTGGGCGTATTCCAATACAGCTGCACCCAGTTCCGCCTGGGTGTTCTGTCTGAGACTTCCCAGCGTTTTTCCGGATTTCTGCAGAACAACAAACATAACTACAGACGGCGCAAGCACTGCCGCTGCAGCCAGCGCAATCTGCCAATCGAACACAAACAGAAATATACCGGTGACCGCCGTCATCAAGAATCCGTTGACGACCTTATCCAGGATAAACATGACATACATTTCTATAAAACTCAGATCTGTCGTCAGACAGGCTGAAAGATCCCCTAGATTATGAGTATCAAAAAAGGACATCGGCGCATTTTTCAGGATACCTCCAAGCCGCAGCCGTTCCTTCGCTGTCATTTCAAAGCCTGTCCCTGACTGGAAGCGTGCCACTAGATAGCGGAAAACC